AAACAAGTTGATATGATCAAAGACCGTGTCGATTATCAGCAACTTGGGAGTTATGTAAGTTATGTCTGCAATCGTATTAAAGGTGTACCAGAAGATACATATCAAAAGACGGTTAATAATAAGAAAAAGGGCCCAAAAGGATAAGGGGAGAAATCCTCCGATCAATAGATTCACTGAAACAGGAAATTGAAGATCGTAACTATCTAAAAAAGCAGCTAATGTTTCAAGGCGGAATGGCACCATCACAAGTTGACTGCCAAGAATATGAAGAACTGCTGAAAATACTGAGTGCTAAATCTAGGGAAGATCGACCAATGAATACGGGGGATGCCCATAAGAAGTTAGCAATGTTAATGGGAGGTGGATAAATTGAAAGTTGAAAATGAAATGGCGACGCGGATATCAGTTGATACAATTGCTGCGACTAAAAGTTTATCTGCGTTCCGGAGTTCAATTAGTGCGGCCACGAATGCTTGGAAAGCTAATGAAACTGCGTTAAAAAATTCTGGCCAATATGCTGAAGCTGCTAAAGCGCGTATTTCTGGATTAAATGAAGTAATTGAACTTCAAAAGGCTAAGATTTCTGAATTAAAAAGTCGTCAGGAAGGCTTGAACTTATCTAATAAGGATCAATTAGAAACATGGCTGAAATTAGATAAAGATATCTCTCAAGCTAGTAAACAATTAGCTTCGTATGAGGTACAAGTTAATCGGGCTAATAGTACATTAAAGTATCAAACTTCGGGTTTAGCTGAATTACAAACTAGTTTTCGAAGAGCCCAGGAGTCTTCACGAGCATATGCAAATAATTTGCGTGCGAATGGTAAAGAGCTTAAAGCAAATGACGTTGAAATTAAGGGCTTAAGTATTGGATTAAAAACTCTTTCTAAGCAGTACGACCTTCAAAAGAAAGAGTTAGATCAGCTTGCTAAAACACAAGGAAAGAATAGTGAAGCATACAGAAAACAAAAAGTGAGGTTAGATGAAACTAGTGCGTCAATTGGAAAAACAAAATCGCAAATTTCTGAATTGAAAACTAGAACTGACGACTTGCATGCTTCACTAATTCGTAAAGACACTTTAGGATCTGGTTTCTTTGCATCTGCTAGAAACAAAATTCTTGGCATAAAAAATGCAGAAGAATTAACAAATCGTGAAACTAAATCGTTAAGGGAAACATTAAAAACATCATTCGCAGGTGTTTTTGTATCTAATCTTGCATCTAATGCGATTATGGCTATGACAAGCAATATGCATGGCTTAATTGAAGCGGGTCGCGAATATAATAAAGAACAAGATACAATGCGTACTGTATGGAAGTCTTTGACAACCGAGGCACCCCAGGATGGCAGACAACTAATTAATTTTATTAATGATCTTTCTCAGCACTCAATATACTCTGCAGAAACAATCAATAAAATGGCTCAAAGTTTTTACCATGTGGATAGCAATGTTAAACATGCTAAACAGTGGACTAATGACTTTGTGCGTTTAGGTTCAACCATGCATATGACGAATGCTCAGATTGCAGAAGCAGGTGAGCAGTATGCAAAGATTGTTGCTGGTGGTAAAGCGAGTCAGGAAGATATGAATGTTATGATCAATCGTTTTCCGATGTTTGGAGAAGCAATTCAAAAAGCAACTGGAAAATCGATGAAACAGTTACAAGAACTTTCCCAGCAAGGCAAATTAACTGCTGATGATTTTGTCAAGGCCATGGACTATTTGGGAAAGAAATATAAGACTGGACAATCTGAAGCGATGACAAGTTACATGGGAATGTCCATGTATCTTAAATCGCGCTTTTCAAAACTATCAGGGGATGTTCAAAAGTCGTCCTTTAAGATGAGTAAATCTGCTAAAGATGCTTTAGTTCAAGTTACGTCTGATAAATCTATGCAACGTTATGCTAATAGTATAAGTAAAGCATTAGCCGGAGTGTTAAGTTTATTATCTAAAACTATTGCTTTTATGAGTAAGCATCAAACAGCAGTTAAAGTTTTTGCTAAAACAATGATTGCCTCTTTTGCATTTACTAAGACTGCAAGATTAGTAACAGCTTTTTATATGACTTTGGGAAAAGGAATTGCTGTTTACAAAGGATTGTCTAGTGCTGCAAAGATTGCCGCCCTAAATCAAAAAATGCTTAATCTTGCTATGAAAAGTAATGTAATTATTTTAGTTATTTCTGCTATTGCTGCATTAATAATTGAATTAAAGCATTTATATGACACTAATAAACAATTCAGAAAATTTATTAATGGGATTGCTAAGTTTGCAAAGAGTGGATTGAAAAAAGTAGGAAGTTTTTTCAAAAATACATTCAAACAGATCAGCAAGAGCCAGGAACAATCCAATCGTGAGCAAGCTAAGGCTAATAAGCAGGCAGAAAAGAACTGGCATAACTTTACTAATAGTTTGGCCAAGAATTGGAAGTCTTATTGGCGTAATCGACAACGTGAACAACGCCAAGATGAAAAACAAAATCAACAGTATTGGAATAATGTTCGAAAGTCGGCATCACGTGGTTGGAAGAACATAGAAACAAGCGCTCGTTCAGGTGTGAATAATATTAATCGTTGGTATAACAATTTAAATAATTCAACTTCTAGAATTGTTCGAAATATGTATCGGCAGCACCCTAAAACATTCCAATCTATGTATCGGGTTATTCAAGATCATACAAGATCTTGGCATGACTTAGTGAGTGGCCACTGGGATCGGTTAGGACAAGATACCAGTCAAACAGCTAAAGATATGCGAAAAAATAATCATCAAATTTTTAAGGATATGTACGATCGTTTGAATGACCTTACTGGTGGTAGCCTAGGACGGATGCTTAAATCGTGGCAAGATCATATGTCTCAGATTGGGGATGCAATTGCAACTGGTAAGAAGAACGCCATGCGAGCAATGGCTGATTTAGCTAATGGTGTTCTAAAACCATTTAATACCTTAATGAATGATATTAAGAATGGTTTGAACTGGATCCTTGATAAAATTGGTGCTAGCAAAATTAGTGGTGACTGGTCAATCTCAGTTCCGAGCTATGCGACTGGGACTGCTGGAAATCCTGATGGCACTAAAAGGTCTTCACTTGCACTAGTAAATGATGGTCCGGGTGAACACTTTCGTGAAATGTATCGTCTTCCTAATGGTCAAATTGGAATGTTTCCTAATAAGCGTAATTTCTTAGCATTCTTACCAAAAGGAATTTCTATTCTTAACGGAGAAGCTTCTCACCAGTTGGCAAAAGCTTTTAACTTGCCTCGTTATGCTAATGGAGTAGGTGACTTTTTTAGCGGACTTACTGATAAGCTTGATAATGCCGGAGAGTTTATTGATAAGGTTATTGAACACCCAATAGAAGCGCTAAATGAGGTATTTAAGCGCTTCGTGCACATTTCAACACCAATTAAGTATGCTAGTGATTTGGTTGTTAATGTACCCATTTACATTGCTAAACAAGCAGGAAAATGGATTAAGAAACAATTTGAAGAATTAGCTGATCCTGGTGGTTCTGGTGTGGAACGTTGGCGGCCATACGTAGTAAAGGCATTAGCAATGTTGCATTTATCAGGCAGTCTTGTAGGTAAGGTACTTCGTCAAATTCAGACGGAATCTGGCGGTAACCCTAAAGCAATGGGTGGAACTGATGGTTTAGCTGACGGTCATGCGATGGGATTAATGCAAGTTAAGCCAGGAACATTCGCTGCTAATAAACTTCCGGGCCATGGAAATATTTGGAATGGATTTGATAACTTGCTTGCGGGACTGAACTATGCTCGTAAACGTTATGGAGATAGTCTTTCTTTTCTTGGCCAAGGTCATGGATATGCGAATGGTGGTCGAATTGATACTGAACAATTCATTCGGATTGCGGAACAGAATAAGCCAGAATATGTTATTCCGACAGATATTAATAAAAGGTCTCGTGCTTATCAATTACTTGGTGAGGTTATTGCACGTTTTAGAGGTGAAGAACCTAGCGTTCAGACAACACGAGACGACCAATCTATCGATAAAGATAATTTCAGGTCGTTAGAATCGAAATTAGATCAGTTACATAAGGACATACAATCATTAATCAATTTAGGAACTCAACAAGTTGCTGCAATTCATAGTCAGGGTAAATTCGACCCCAAGCGTCAAGATATTTTGCAAGCACAAAGACTGTCAATGAAATTAAATTCGTTTTAAGGAGATGGTAATAAGTGAGTGAACCAGAAATTTACGTTAAGGTTGGTAACCAGCCCGAAATAAAACTAACTGATAAAATCACTGGATTATCATACCTAGAAATGGATGATTCAGGTTCTAGCCCACAAGTAGTTAATAACTACCAACAATTAGCTGCAGTTGATGGTCAACAATTTATATCAGAGGCGTATGACAAACGAACAATGAATGAAAAGTTCTCATTAAACTTTATGGACTATGAGGATTTACAGTTAGCTAAGCATAAGCTCTATAATTTACTTTTTGGTAGTCGACAATTGATAAGGATTCGCCATTCTATTAATATGGCTAAAGTGTATTTCGCCTATCCGATGACCGCTGATGTTGCACCGATTAGTCCTGGAGCAAACGTAGCCACTTTTACAATCCCCTTTGAAAATCCGTCTGGATATTGGTTCAGTATTTTTCGCTCTGATACGGTGAAGGATTTTAATGGAGATGGAACTGGGTATGGAATGAACTACTTAGGAAATAACCCAGGAGATTACCACTTTAATTCAATGAATTTCACAGTTTATAATCCTAGCGATGTTGCTATTGATCCTTATTACCAACACCATGATATGAAAGTTCTGATAAGATTCTCAGGTAGTAAGTGTAAGATAACAAATACAACAAATAATTCGTCATTAGAAATTACCAAATCTCAATCAGGAGTAATTACTTATGATGGTGTTAATTGTTATGTTGATAATAACAATATTAACAATGATACAGATTTTGGCACGATTACCCTTGAACGTGGTAATAATAACTTTCAAATAACGGAATGCTCAAGTGTTGATATAACATTTAGCTTTCCGTTTATTTATTTGTATTAGGTTGGTGATGCTTATGAATGGCGATAAGTTAATCATTGAAGATATTCATGGTAAGCGTGCAGCACTAAAAGCGGTATTGTTCGATCAAGTAGAGTGGACTTACGCGGTTAATGGTGACTATACCCTTACCTTTACTGCTTATGATGACGGATCAGAAGCATACAGTATGCTAACTAATCAGTCTTGGGTATATGATCATGGTGAGATTTTTGTTATTAAACAGGTAAGTGATGCGCCTAGTCAAGGGTCTTCGGCAATTCAAGTTACTTGTTCTCAAATCTATACTGAATTATCTCGATCAAAGAGTGTTGATGGTAATACCGATTGGGGCGATATAGGTCACAAAGCATCACCTGATAGCAATGCTCCTAATCAAACAAATCAAGATAATAAAGATGATGAAAATACTAGTTTAACGCCAATCGGACCCGAGCAAATAATGAAGTACTACATTGGTGATGCCAACAATACAAATGGTAATAACTGGCTAAATTTCACTTGGGAAATCAAAGGTCAATTTGATCCCCAACCTGTAGCACTTGATGCCGTTTCTCTTAAAACAGGAATTTCTAAAATAACTGAAACCTGGACTGACGCAGTAATTTTCCCGATGGCCAAACATATTACCGTTTATTCGCATGATGAGTTCTATAAAGATCGTGGCCATCGTCTAGACTACTTGAATAATGTTTCTGACATTCAAATTGACATTGATTCTAATTCAATTATTAATGAGGCACGATGTGTAGGAGCCACTTATACACAACAAGATACATCGACTACGGATACAGGATTACCTAACGGAACAATTACAAGTGGTAAAGGTGCACAAGCAGTTATCAATGATGCAAAAAAGTATTTAGGCGTTCCTTATGTATATGGTGGAGCTGGTGGAACCCGTGGCGGAAATCCATGGTCGGGAATGGACTGTTCATCTTTTGTAAGTCAAGTTTATCAAGACTTTGGAATTAGAGTTCCTGCTCAAACTATTGCAATGGAACCTAGTTTTCACCAAGTATCAACACCACAAACAGGGGATGTTGGGTTTTATGGTCCCCATGGTGGTACCCATCATATTTGTTTAATGCTAGACGCAAATACAATGATTTATGAACCTGAACCTGGAGAAAGCTGCAAGATTGAACCTGTTAGCTACTACCCACCTTCATGGTACGCGAGAAACGACCAAATGGCAGCAGTTGTCTCACAAGGTGCATCTGATGAGGATGACGGAACTGATGCAACCACAACTACTGAAACAGATACAACTCAGTACTATTTCCAGCCATTTATTGTAAAGGACCAGGAAAGCATTGATCGTTGGGGATTATTCTTTGCTCCTGATGATATTACTAATGATTCCATTCAAGATAAAGATCAGATGAGAGATTATGCACTGAAACAATTTCATCCTAACCCAGATATGTCTATTACTTGCACGATGATGAATAATGAACGACCTATCCCTGGCGATATTGTTCATTTTGAAATCAAACAACGAAACTATAAGTCTAAGTTACCAATTGTTGGTTTTACTTGGTATTCGCATAGAAGATCATCAAATAATACTACAATTACTTTGAATAGTGTTGAAAAATCTATTCTTGATTATGAACAATCATTCAATAATGCTGCTAATCGTCCTACACAGATAATCAATCCAGGATGGTCAAAGCAGACTTGGACGAGACAGGAGGTGAGAACATTTGGAGAAAACATTGAAAAGCCAAATACCGATCAAGATACTAACAACAGCTAATAGTAATGACCTTAATAAAAGTTCAGTTGTATTAATCAGGGCCAATCAGATTGATACTGAAAAGTTGGTTGGATTGGCGGAAAAAGCTAATGCTAAAATTCATGCTCTAGTTAATTACTCAGGAGCAAGTGACGTATTAAATCTTTTACAAAATCTATCTAATCAAGGATTTGTAGAAGGAAGCTATGTATTTATAAACATTGAAGATGTAGGTAACATTAACGAAATTCAAAGTATCTATTCTAACTTACGTCAAGGTGGCTACTATGTTGGACTGGTTAACACTGTTAAGGGATTTGCTAGCTTAGATAAAGATGATGTAAAAAATATTAGCTTTTACAAAATGATTGATCAGGATGGCGATAATTCAATAACAGTTGGGGATACTGACGGTTATATTAATGGACTAAATATTGATCTAACTGAGAAACTAAATAAGCAACCAATTACCCGTAAAGAGCGGAATACCTACACCAATGTTGACGTAAATACTGATAGCAAAGGTTGGGTTGGCATTGGTCAAGATACAGTTCTTGGCGGTGGTAAAGGTTTTGGTTATTCCACAATGGGAAATGACTTTAATACAGTTATTTCGCCTAAAGGAATTATCTTTCGTCGGCCAGATGCAGAACGAATGTGGGAATTACTAAAACCGAAACAGCAAGCTGAGGTCAGCGAGCTGTTAGACCATACCGTTGCAGATGAAATAAAAAATCAATTACCAGGACTTGAAAAAGCTCGACAACAAGCCGATAAGGCTGTGAAATTTGCTGAGTCCGCTATTGCTGCAAGTAAGGTCAATAGTGATGCGATCGTTGCACAGAGTTCAGCGGTAGTTGAAGCAAAGTCCGCAATGGATAGTGCTACGGCGGAAATTCAGCAATTGAAAGCTAATGCGGCTAGTGATGTTGCGCAAATCGAATCAACTATTGCTGAGGTACAGGCTGGTGTCAATCAAGCAAAATCCGCCAATGAATCCGCCGTTCAAGCAGTTCAAGCCGAACTTAAATCGACAAGTGACTCGATGGATAAAGTCGAAAAGCAATTAAATGAGGTTGGAACTGACCTTGACACTTATGCTAAAAGTGCTGCTGAACAAGGCCATGACATCACTCTGATTAAGCAGAAACAAGGACAGTTTGAGGCTGATTTTGCTTCTGCACAGGGAAATGTCAATCAGATTCAAGCTGATATCAAAGGCTTACGCCAGAACATCAAGGACAATCAAGGTAACATTGCCTCATTGTTAACCTCTGCTGATAAGTTACAAGCGTCAATGACAGATGCAGAGAAAAACATATCTAATCTGCTGTTAACTGCCAGCAAGTATGAGCAAACGTTCAAGGATCAGGATGGACGTTTAAGCAAGGTAGAGCAGACTGCTGCTGAACATACGAGTGAATTGACTGACGAAAAGGGTAATCTTGATAAGGTTACGCAAAAGGCAAATACTCTACAATTATTACTTAGTGATGCTCAAAAGAATATTAACAATATTAAAATTGATGCTCAGGGCTTACACCAGATATTAACTGGTCAAAGTAATCAATTGGCTAGTCTTAATGTGACACTTAATAACTTAGATAGTAAGTATTCTGGTATTACTGGAGACCTGCAATCTAAGCAAACTGCTTTGAGTTCCGAGCAACAGCAAACTAAAGATATGTTGTTGCGTAAAGCTGACAAGTCCGAAGTAGATAATGTAAAGGGAACAGTTAATCAAGTCAGTGCTGAACAAAAGACAATGGCTGATCAGATTAATCAGAAAGTGTCATCTGTCGAGTATCAGACGTTGAAAGATAAAGTTAACGGCATGCACGTAGGTGGTCGTAATCTTTTAAAAGGCACCCGTGACTTCAATAGTAAGTATTGGTATCAAAATGGAGATTATACTGCATTGGTAGACAATCCCGCTGATCCGTCAACTAAAGAAATTCACAGTTATGGTGATTGGGCTAGTTTTAGATATAATCAAACAATCCAACTTGACCCTAATAAAAATTACATGATTAGCGCGGATATTGCTATCTATGGCGGTGATGGGAATGGATTGTACGTAACTCCTTATGGAACTGTAGACGGGCAAGGGGTTAATTTGGTAAGCACCGACATCAATTTAGCTGGATTCCCCAAACAAGCTAATGGGGAAGGTTTTAGACGGATCTATTTACCGATGACGAAATATGGGCACACACTAAATGACTTCCGCATTGAAGGCCATGGAAATTGGAACGCAGGTAGCGGTTCAGTATTTATTTCTAAAATTGCGCTTTACGAGGGTAATACTCAACAAGGGTGGGAAGATTCTAGTGATGATTTAATTGAAAACATTCAAAAGAATGCAACTGCCATTGACCAGACCAACAAGCAGATCAGTTTGAAAGCCGACCAGACCGAAGTTGACACAGTCAAGGGCACCGCTTCGCAGAACAGCTCACGGCTCGATACGATGGCTAACGAGATCCAGTCGAAAGTCACCAGTACAGATGTGGACAACATCATTAACGGCAAGGGCTATGCGACAACTAGCACGGTGCAATCACTGATCACTCAGACAGCGGGTACGATCAATGAGAGCATCACGAACCTCGATGCGAAGTACAACGCCACTGTGACGCAGGTACAATCACTCACCGCTTCAATTGACGGACTGCAATCGAATGTGACGAACTTCAAGAATGACACCTCATCACAGATTACGCAACTGTCGAACGTGATCCAGTCAAAGGTTAGTGCCAGCGACTTCAACGCTTTGAAAGACGAGGCGACGTGGAAGAGTACCGACAGCATTGACCTCAACACCGCCGTGTTACAGCAGAAGATTTTCGTCAAAGGCGGATCTAATCTGCCACCGGGTAACTATTGGTGGTACGTGCAGGTTGAACCCGGCTATGACAGCCGAATCGTCCAGTATGCCGTGTCTGACCGGGACAACATTCATTACAGCCGCCAGTACGACGGAAGTAAATGGTCCGCATGGTCGCAGGGTGCAACCGAGAGTGAGATCACCCAGCTTCGTGACGACATCAACCTGCGGGTCAAGAGCGGTGACCTGCTCAGTCAGATTAATTTAACGGCTGGTAATACGTTAATTCAGTCAAATAAGCTATACCTTGATGCTTCGTCAGTCGTATTTTCCGGTCGTGCTTTTATTCCGAGTGCGGCAATTGCTAGTTTGAGTGCCGATAAGATTAATACTGGAACACTTAATACCGACAAGATATCGTTGAGTAACGGACATGTAAGATTATCATCTGATGATGACCATTTTTATGTTCAGACAGAAGAGAATGCGGTTAATAACCCTACAACTCGGTTTAATTTTGATGGTATAGACTTCATGGATAGCTCATATGGTAAAGAAGTTCCTCAATATAGCATTGGGTATGATACTTCTAGTGCTGATCGTCATTTATATATCAATGCTTTTGACCACTTTAACTCGGGTGGGACAACAGCTAGCCAACTATGGTATTCAATGGTACCCGCTATTAGTCTGAATAATCAGGAAATTAACTTTGCTGCTAAAGGTAATATGCATATGCAAGTAGTTGATGGCGGAGTAAATATTAAGCCAACGTTATTTTTCCAAAATAATACTAATAATGGGACTTATACTGGCTTTACCCGTCTTGATAATTCTAATACTGTTGAATTTAATACCGGTGATAACAACGGCGAGAACTTCCATGTTAATTCTGGTGCTCGCTTCATGAAGTATGTTTACTTCAACGATTATTGCCGAGCACAAGGATGGCTCACTTATTCGACCCTATCAAAGAAGACAAATATCAAAAAACTTGATACTAGTCTAGCGCTAGATAAGATCCGTCAAGATGATCAATACCTTTATGAGTATAAGCGGAATGTAGCTAAGGGTGTCTACGACCCACAAGCTAGTTTCATTATTGATGATGTTAACGATGTATCGCATTACTCGGTCCCAAGAGAATTCATCGACCAAACCGGAAAATATCGTGAGCCGAGTGTTGAATTATCATACCTAATCGCCGCCTTTCAAGAAATTGATAAACAAGTGCAAAAGCAAAAAGAAGAAATTAAAGAATTAAAGGAGAAATTACAACATGAATAACAATGAATTATTAGTCCAAACCGCACGTGAATTAGCTGCTCGTCTTTCAAATGCTGAGATCGATCGGGCTAGTTTTCGGGCACAAGCAATTGAATTGCAAAATGAAAACGATCAATTAAAGAAACAAATCAAGGATTTGCAAGATGAGTTAGGGAAGCAAAAACAAGCAAAAGAGGATCAATCAGAAGTAGCACCTAAAACCGTTACCGATGATCAAACCGCTAACACCCCAGAAACAGAACAAGACCCACAAGCTAATAAGTAAGCTGTGGGCCTTTTTAGTACAAAGATTATTTAGGAGGAATTTATGATGAACGAAACACAATTAAGCTCATTTAACTACCAATTTGATACTAATACCGGTAAATGCCTTTATGCGCAAGTTGGTTTGCATAATGAAAGTGCTGATAGTACTGAATTTGTCAATGCTTCAATTCGGGTTAAGCCTGATGACCTACCAGAAGGAAAAGACTTCATGCAATTAGCCATGAACGATTTAATTACTATCGCCAAAAAGAAACTTGCGGCTGATACAGCTATCAAAGAGGAAAAACAAAATACTGAACCGAACAATCAATAATGAGGTGGTAACATGACCAAACTAATTGCGTTTGGTGACTCAATTTTTGCTGGTTGGGACGGAAAGGAGAACGTTTCCGCTGATGAACGTATACCGGAGCTAATTGGTCAACACTTAGGTTGGCAGGTAACCAATGTAGCGATTGGCGGAACTAAGTATGACGATAGTTCAAATGGTTTTACGGCAATGGTCAATAAGACTGACGTATTAGGGTTCGACTATGTGCTAGTAAGTTACGGAGTCAATAACTTTAGTTGGCCCGAAGCCTTAGCAACGGTTAAGCAGAATGCGATTAATGGATTTCAAGCATTGAAGCGTAAGAACCCGAACCTCAAAATCTTACTGGAATTACCGACTGAGGACTTTCGACAAGGAAGCAAGACCCTTTATGATGTCAACAATGCTTTCTGGAACCAGAATCAGTTAGACGACATGTTAATTGACGTTGCCAAACAAGAAGGGCTTGAATATTACGACTGGCGCCCAGATCCATTAATTACCTACGAAAATGCTAATCAAACACTGGGTGACGGTAATACAGGAGTACACCCAACGAAAGCAACGATGCGAGCTATTGCTCAACGGCTAGCAGAGAAGTTTAAGCAAATGGCAGGTGGAACAGTTCAACCGAGTCCACCACCACATATTGACCCTCCTCACGATAATCCACCTAAAACTGATAAGCCAGAAAATAAGCCTCAACCACCAGTTGTTAAAACAGTTGATGAGTTGAGGCTTGACCGTTTAGCAGATTTATTTGGGATTGGTACCAATGTGAGTAACGGGATTAACCGGACGCTCAACAAGATTAATGAACTTTATAGCCAAATGCACAACCTTATGGGAACGGATAGTAAGCAGGTTCAGGCAACATTAAGTGCTCCTGATAATAGTCTTACCCGTCCGCTCCGTAACTATGTACTGATGAGTTTCTTTAATCTTGAAAGAGCAATCAATGAGCTGGTTAGTTTGTGTAATGATAGTTGGTTGTGTGACCCGAAAACAGGAGCAAAGACTGAATTAGTGCGATTGCTACGTGTTGACAGTTTGGCGACTGATGCTCATTACAAAGATACCGTTAATTACAACTGGTATCTGATTGAAAACAAATTAAATACGCTGATTGGCTACGTTAATAAGATATTGAAAGGAGAATGATAATGGCTGATTTAATTGAAGCTAAAGACCGCAATAATCGAATTATCCTCGACACAACAGTTTCAGCCGATACTACGGTTAAAATGCCAGCAATGAATGGTCATCAAGGCGATAACGGGCGAGTTGTGCCATTTGTTATTGTACAAGGTCCTAATCACCTGCCAATGAATATGCAAGGCAAGTCGATTGACCTTGTGGGTGTTGACCATGATGGGCGGTTAAAAATTTCTGGTGCCACTTACAAAGTAATTGATCCATCTGTTGGTACGCTTGACTTTACAATTCCGGGAGCGTTCTATCAAGCACTTGGTGATTATCAGCAAGCCTATTTCCGTATTAAGGACAGTAACAATCAAGTTATTTCAACGATTAATGTTGCCTTTACTACGCTAGCTGGTGCTGACTATATGACCTATGGAGATTCTAAAATATTCAATGGATATGTAAGTCAAAGCATGGCTGGAGTTGAACAAGAAGTTGCTAACTGGGTTAATCAGCTTAAAGCAATGCTTTCAGGAACAGAGGGAGCAGCAGATGTTGCCCGTTCAGCAGTTCAAGCATTATTAGCTGCAATCTCGGCTAACCAAGTGGCAACTTTTGGTGGAAACAATAATTTTACTGGTGAGAACAAGTTCCACGGAGTTACTGAGATTGACAACTTGCAAGGACCAGCTCGCCAAGCGCTATTCAACTATACTGATAACAAGTTCAATGGTTTAACTAGCCAGCTTAATTCGATTACTGGACGGTTAGCCAATGTATTGAGAACCGATTCCGCTTGGACTCGTGATTATACGTTAGGCGGCTGCCTATCACGAGCTAACAACGGAAATGACTTTGCCCTCTCTAAGTTCCATATTATGCAGAATGTGAACCTAATTCTAGGACGTGGTGATGTTAAGGTCGACAATGACCAAGACTTTAATGAATCACAAATCTATCTTCCGTGGGTGGTTGATAACGCTGATGTGGCAATTGCACAGATGTATCACTTTGAAGGGTATGCTTTACCACGTCTTGATATTGATAGTAAGAAGCTCAATATCAGTCTTAAAGGCAAGCGCCACGAAATTGAACGACTTAGTCTTGTAATTATTGCATTTGACAGATAGGGGTGAGCAATATGGCAACAATCTATGTATATAACAAGAATAACCTCTTTGTGGGACGTAAAGACAACATTAACTTAGAAGCATATGAATTGGCGGATAATGAATCCATCAATAAGCCGCAAACAGTTTATGAATATGACGATAGCTATCACCTAACTGGTTTAGCCAAGATTAAGCCCGGAACAGTGATTGCCAATGCAACGCCTACTGTACCACCAGATGGATTGAATGAGCCTACTTATGATCCAGCAAATAATACCTGGCATGGCATTAGTAATGATGAATACCGAAAGCTATACAACGTTCCAGCAAGTGAACCAGACGGATCAGCTAAATTAATCAATGCTTTAACACAACAAGTCTTCCAATTGACGCAAAAAGTCAATCAGTTAGAAAAGAGTGATAAAAATGATTGAGATAATCAAAATGCTAGCTCAACAGTATGCTGATATTCGCTGGGCAGTTAAAGACGGGGCAATTACAAAGGAACAATATAAAGAATTTACTGGCAAAAAGTATGCAGAGTAATTGTATAATTAATTCATCAATTAAAAGGTGGATTAATTATGTGGAACGTAATTGGAACAGGTCTGGTAGCAGGTCTTATTGCATCTATGACGAATATTTTAATTGCACATTTAAGCAATAGAACGCAAAGGGAGACTACAAAAATGTTAAATCTCGAAAAGACAAATGAAGTTACATTAGAGTGGAACAATGAAACTCGTGATCTTATTAGCAAGTTTGTCAAAGCGTGTTTTCAGACTCATCAAGTCTACAATGCAACCGATGGTTTAGTAGGGCGTTTCAGTGAAGCAATAAAGTCAAACAGCAATGATCGAGTTTTTGACAACATAACTGAGGATGCAAAAGCAGCGATTAAAAAAGCAAATCAGACTTCGAGCGAGTTATATGCACTGCAAGCCCAAATACGAATGCACTTATATGATGATCATGATTATCTAGTAACAGACATTAATAATCAGATTGAGAAAGTTATTGAAAACCTGGAATCGAATAGATCTCTGCCAGCAAAAGAGATTGATGATCTTGTTGATTTGTCACGAGAATATTTTTCCATTCAATGGGAAAGAATAAAGAAGGAGAACGTCCGATAGGGCGTTTTTATTTTGCACAAAATAGAAAGGAGAAACATATGCGCACACTAACAATTGCTGATAATTGGAAAGATTGGAAGTTCGGTGATACGGATGCAGTAATGACTTTTACTGCGCTTGATGATGATAAAGTACCTGATTTTAGTAATCGGACATTAACGTTCAAGATTGCTAGTACCTTAAGCAATGACTTAGAACACCCTAAGGACTTCGCTGCTACGGCTACCGGGTATATTCAAGATAAGAATGTCATTCTTAAAACAGAAGACGTTAAACAATTAACCCCTGGCAACTATATTGTTGAATTGTGGGCGATGAGCAACGACACGCAGAAAGATGCTGTCTATCCCTCAAAAGGATTTGCTCAATTTACGATTGAAGAAAACTCAATGAAGGTATCAGATGTAACTAACATTCCATCAATGACAATTAATGCCTTTTGGAATGCGGTTATGCAAAAAGTGGGAACTTTGACTAAAGGTGCCAAGGGTGATCCTGGAAAGACCCCGAAGATTGTGATTGGCTCGGTAACCAAGCTGTCACCAGACGCTCAACCATCAGCTACTTTAGTACCATTACAAAGCGATCCTAATACCTATACTTTGAATTTGCAACTACCACAAGGCGTTCAAGGCGAGCAAGGACTCCAAGGTATTCCCGGTGTTGGTAGCAAGGGGCTTGATGGTAACAATGGATTAACGCCAACAATTGACCCTAAGACTAAACACTGGATGATTGGTGGCACCGATACAGGTGTGATCGCTGAGGGACAAGCGGGGAAAGACGCAGACCCTAGTAAGTATGTTACGATTGCGTCCTTTAATCAGTTGCGCCAACAAGCGCAAGACAACGCAACTGCATTAGATGCGTTGCAAAAGTCGGCAGTAAATAAAGACTTGCAAACGCAGGTTGCTAACTTAACATCACAAGTAACTGATTTAACAGCACAAGTTAAAGCTTTACAAGAAGCTAAATCCGATACGCCTAAATCTGATGAGCCAGCTAAGAGCAACACTCCGGCAAGTGATAAGCCGGCAACAAGTGATTCTGCTAAGTCAGATACGCCAGCTTCATCAGCTGATTCACCATCTACTCCAGCAAACTCCTCAACTACGACAAGCACGCCGACATCAGTAGACACAGCTACTAGCGCAAGTTCAGCAAGTACCTCTGAGACGTCGGCAAGTAGTGCCGTTCAATAGTTGGAGGTGAGTAAATGCACTGGGTAACAGTTCACTATTTTCTGGGGTATTCGTTAGAGGATTGGGTGGCAATCTTAACAATCATTGGCTTTATTATTGCTGGCTTCCGTTGGCTGGGCAAACGCTCAAAGACGGCAATTGATAATATTGAGAAAAATATTCTTGGCCCAATTTATGATGAACTAAGTAAGTTGAATCGAAATATGGAGGTTTCTAATCGTCAATATGCTAAAGCCAATGAACGATTGGAGCAAGGAGATAAGAAATTTATTCGTCATGATGAGCAATTAAAAGATCATGAACGGAGAATTACAAACTTGGAAAGAGGTAATTATAAATGAAGCTTAAAGTAGTAATTAAAAAGAAGTTCCTTAATCCAGACGGTACGATCAATAAAACGGTTGTAGCGTCTTTTATTACGCTGTTAATTGTGCTCATTCAACAAGTCATGATGGCTTTTGGTTTTACGTATGGTCACTGGGATCAAGTGGCAGCGATCATCAACACGCTTTTAACCATTCTTGGTTTATGTGGTTTTGTGGAGGGCAACGGCGAAGTCACCACCAGTACTGTTGAAACTGGAGTTGATGGTGTAAAGACAACTATTTCTAACGGTTCCATTAAATTGAACACAGACAAGACTATCTTTAGCGGCAAGAGTTTTATTCCTAAGCAATCTAACAAGGAGGATAATCCTAATGAAAAATAAATCATTCAAGAAAGTTAAGAGCTTGGCACTAGCAACAATGGCTGGTGCTTTTTTAGTAGGTTCAGCAAGTGTTGCTTCTGCTAATACTGGTTGGCAAAAGCAAAATGGCACTTATACTTATTACGAAAATAATGGAAAAGTGCAGAAAGGACGACAATACCGTCAGCTTCCTAAAGCTAATCCGGGCACTAGCTGGTATTTAACCCAAGATGGTAAGATGCTAACAGGTGTTCAACAGTGGCAAGGATCTTACTGGTTCTTTAATCAAGATGGCACCCTTCATACTAAGCGTGATTATGTGCAATCTCAGTGGGGCGATTGGTACATGGTTGGTGATAATGGTCAGGTACTTTCTGGAGTTCAACAATGGATGGGAAGCTATTATTACTTTGACCCGACAACGTATCTCAAAGCCAACAAGCAAGAATATGTGAAGTCCCAGTGGGGTGACTGGTACATGGTTGGCAAAGATGGGCGATTGATGACCGGCTTAGTTGATTGGCAAGGTAGCAAGTATTACTTTGACTCAAGTACTTATCTGAAAGTTACTAATACTGATGTTACTGTCAACGGAGTTACATACCATGCAGACGCCAATGGGATATTAACACCAGTTAAGCAGACCGCATTTTATGGCGGTGACTACTCAAAGTATCAACCATCTCTGTATAACAATACGGGTAATGATAGCTTTGCGGTTAGCCAGATTGGCGGTAGTGTTAATGGTTGCATTTATGACCAAACCACATATGGCTCTCATGCAACGCAAGCAAAAGCACGTGGCTGGCGTTTTCACACTTACATCTGGGATCAAACAGGCGCAAATCAGTATCAAACTCAACAGATGCTTAACTATTTCTTGACAAAAATTCAAGCACCCTATGGCTCAATTGTAGCGCTGGATTATGAGGCAGGGGCTTCTGGGGATATTGAAGCTAACACTGATAATATCTTGCTTGGTATGCGGATGATTAAGCGGGCTGGCTTTACACCGATGTTATATTCTTACAAGCCTTACTTATTAACACACGTGGATGTTGGCCGAGTAACTGCCGAGTTTCCAAACTCGTTATGGGTAGCCGGCTATCAGATGGGGCTTTCAACCGTTCCTAACTATGCTAACTTTCCAAGCATGGATAACGTGGCTATGTGGCAGTATTCAGATTACGGTGGTCAACAAGACCTTAATGTAGATCTGACTGGGATTACGCACAATGGATACTAA